ACAATGTTTTCACGCTTTACTTGCATCAGCAGCGCATAAATCGCATCTGTCAGACCATTTTGGACATCTTCCACGATCTGATCTACTGCTAGCTCTACTAAGTCTGTCATCTTTGTTCCTTTTTTCATACTGTATCCTTATAAAGATTAGCACGTTGCCAAGACCACAAGTCACCAATCTTATGGAATGCGGGTCCAATCAGTTCGCCTGTGGCCTTAACCTGCGTCTGCCATCCACCCACTACACTCAAGCATGAATACATTGTCTGCTCCTAGTATGCTGCTGGTTTCGGGTTCTCTAAATACTCGTCCTGCAGTCGATTCAACCGACTCTCGTATCGAGCAAAGCGTTTCGCCAGCATCACTAGTCTCATGATACCATCACGCTCGTACTCTGTCATGTCCCGCAGAAACTCTTTGTTATCCAAATTGTCCTCAACATTGTCCAAACACTGGACCATCTCATTCGCGGTATTCTCGAACATGCAATAACTCATACTTGGCATCACTATCTCCTATCTTTCACTATAATCATATGATAACACCATTTGATACCCGAGTCAAATGATGGGTTACTTTACGCTAACCAGCACATCTCGACATCAAGCTCACAAATGAGCTCGTCCAATTTCTTGCTGGAATCCAGATAACCCAGCGCCTCCAACTCATCAGCGACGCGCTCCAAGCTATTCATCAGAAGCTCTAATCTTGCTGCTACGTCTTCGTTTGTCATTTGCTGTGCCTTTTTCATTTGCTGTGCCTTTTTCTTTACCATACCATAATTATATAACCAAAAGTAACAAGGATCAAGAACCCGAGCGCTCTGAAGGGTCTCTTGACACGTGTTACAATAGCACATAGACTATGGGTATGGTTCGAATAGCATGCTGGGGGTGGACGGCGAGGGTGCCTAGTAGTTCCAGTTTAGCCTCTAAAAGTTACACTTGTCAAGCAAAACCCGTCACTGTGCTCGGGTTCTTGACAAGGAATACAACAGAATGTAGGCTTATGATTCGGTTTAAGCACCCCTCGATAGGTGCTATAACTTATATAAACTATGGCGCTGATGCTCACGCTGGTGCTTGTATTTCGAGCACAGAAAACTAGTGCTATGGATTATATAAACTAGAATGCTGTAATCGTGATACTACTGAGTAAAACTATGCAAAAACTGTGCTGGTAGCTGTGCTAGTAGCTACGCGCTAGTAGCTGTGCTAGTACTGGGTCTGAGCATGCTAGTACCGGCGCTAGCACTAAGCGCTTGAATGGCGGAAATCCCGGGAAAACGCGCTGAATCACCACTCAGTCTTGGAAATCAATACAATCAGCAGTGTTCTGAGCTAGTACTTGTTTTGAGTGCTACTATAACGCTTTTCAATGCTTTCTAGCAGAGAAAAGCACCTGAATTCTACTTTTCCAAACGTTTTATAGCTTTTCTCTTCTTTTTCAATTCTTTTGTAAAGGCTCGAATTCTATCGTGTCTCATATGCCATTGACACGACTATTACATATTAGACTAGGTTAATAGATTTACTAACATCTAATCTAGATACCATTAGTTCTTTTGCTGCTTCTAGTGCTGCATTCCAACTTGCTGTACAATAAGGATTACCATCTACTCCTACTCCACTATAACCATGCAGATCATTTGTAGCTTGTATACATTCCAATACAATCAATTCAATAAACTTATTTAGTTGATACTGCCAAATAGGACTATTTACTATGGTATAATCAGCTTTCTGTGCTAGTTCTTGTATTAGTTCGTTCATTCTTCAACTCCGAAATGTTCTTCTAATCGTTGAGCAATATCAAGTGGGACAGTAACACCTTGCCAATTATTGGACGGCATTCTTGCTGGATGATTATAACATATATCCACACATTCCCGCACAATCAACTCGGCAAACTTTTCTATCTTTATATTGATTTCGTCAGATTTGTACCGTATTAAATCGGCTTGTAGAGCAAGTTCTTTAATTCGTTCGTTCATAATCTAGTTCCAGAAAATTAGTGGTTTCGGGCATGAGTTGTATGGTGGCTGTAGTCATGTTTTGCTGAAGATCTGTAAGAACAGAGCCCGTCAGATAACTGGTGCGATAGTAGTTCTTATGGCATCGATATCGACTACCGCTGCGTCCCGTAAACACCAGATAATCACTGTCTGTTCGAACGCTCGTACAGCCACTGTTTAGCTTCCATGTATCATCTTTTGCATAACCACCGTACCAGCCAGCAAGAATCTTGTACTCAGGCTTTGCAGGTACCAGCTTACTAGTGATACGTAGCATGACCCATACGTCGGGTTGGTTGATTTGTTCTGACACGATTACAACTTCTGCAATGCGACCATCAGATCACTATAATTCTTGAATACTTGATCAGCAACACCACTGCATCGAAGAATCATAAAATTTCGATTGTAGATATCTACTGTGGCATCTAGGGTTCGGGCGCGACCAAATGTTACACTTTTGAACTTGGTACCTTTTTTGTTGACATGCTCGCCTTGTAAAACACCATACGGTGCTGTAAAGTCACTACGACTCTTTGCGTAGTTATACACTGCATTACTAATTTCTTGGCTATTCATAACCAACTCCCAGGCAGTACATAAGATTTCTTGCCTCTTTCACGAACATCAATTTGTCGACACTTTCGTTTAAGCTTTCGGGCATAGTGCAGAGCTCGCCCCAAACTCGATGTAGCAATATAATCACGCCAGCCGCCATCGGCAAAAGTTCGAGGTTTGTTTAGTGCCACATAATACATTTTTGCAGATCTATTTTTCATATCAAACTCCGAGTTGTTCTTGTTTATGTATTGAAATCATATTTTTTATCAAATGTAATACTATGGTCACTGCATCTTCCATCCACAATGTCTTTTTTGGTGGGTTCTTGTTGAAGATTACTGACCATTTTATTCACTACTACAAGACAATCTTGTTTGCTGGCAAAGGTATATCTTGTAGTAATCATACCACAATCTTTACCCATACACCAAAAAACTATGCCGATCCAAAATTCTGTTGTCATAAATACCCCTGTTGAATATTCATAATATTAATATCTATAGTAACAGTTGTCAAGTACTCTGGCGCTTTGATGGGTTACTTGACAAGCATAACTTTTGATAATAGACTGATGATATGATAAGCAAATATGCTGATTTTTTAAGCATTTTTACTGCAGTAACCCTTCATTTGACTCGGGTATCAAAAGGTGTTAGCATAGTGGTATGGTGAATAAACAGGAGATAAAGATGTACAAAAGTGATTTTGGTATGTTCTCTCAAGAGGGTGATTTGGCAGTCGGTAATCTGATCGACAATGCTCGTACTTATAATTGGTCCTGGTCGATGTGTCTGAGGCAAATCGATGCCATGAGTCGCAATTGCCCGAATATTGCAGAAATCAGTGATACTGCAGTTCGCGAAGTAATCTATGATATTCTCGGGTTCGAGACTGATTTCTATTTAGATAAAGCATAGTGATAACAGCGACTCTTACGATAAATAATTGCGTGTAAAAGGAAATACAATGTATGTAATACATGACTATGGTTTAGTTCGAATTGTAAGAGAGGGTGACCCGTTCATTAAAGCTTTTGATTTAGTGGTTCAATTTCGTGAAAACACTGAATCTGAATGGGAAATGTATCATGGATTCAACTCACTGAGTGACGATTACGCCTATACGAATGCGCGTGAGGCAGCAGGTCGCTGTATCAAAATGCTAGCTGCCAAGTATGCTGGCGCATGAAGTGGTTGGTCACAGCAAATAACGAATCCTGGATAGCATTTGGATCGTATAGTGAAGTTAGACAAAGTGTTCTGAATTATTCCGTTTGGTGCATAACATTGATCGAGAATGAAAATCCATTGTTATATTAGACTAGGTTATTAGCACTATAAATATAATATGGACATTAAACACAAGGCCAAAATTGCTTCTGCGCACAGAGGAAATACTCATACCTTTGCCACCAAAAGAAAGATATCTGGTTCTCTAGTCGGCAAACAAAGTAATTTTGCAGGTAAGAAACACGATAACTCAACCAAAGACATCATTAGCGACAAACGTGGTCACGACGACAGAATAAAAGATCGCAAGTGGATTGTAAATAGATTCACATCGAAGACTTGGCGCAAAACAGCTACTCCAAATCAAAAATTCCAATATGGGCGTGTAGTGAGATCTTTTAGAGAATGGTTAGATAGTGATCGTTAAATAGCAACTCTTCTAATGGCTCTGACCCTGCGGTAGGTCGCCTTGGTGCGGCTGGTCTGGTCCCCGTTATAGAAGTCCTGTGCCCAAGCGCTGGTAGCAGAGCCCTCAGTACTAGACCAGTAATTGACCGCTGCAAACGCTTCGGCGCCACCCGACCTAAAATTCGTAGCAGACGTTTGCGCTGGTGTGCCAGAGGTGTAGTTAGAGCCACGGCTAGGAACTGCATTAGTGTTTGCGCCTGAAGATGTATTGTTTGATGTCGTTGTAGGCTTAAGGTTGTAATAACATACTTCCAACTCATTTTTAGCAGGCATATACCAATCTGAAAACCCACCAATCGTTAGCCCTTCACAGAACTGCGCGGCTGGATGGCTGGCGTCATTCATATTGCTAGAATTTGTCGGCCCGTCAATCACAGAAGACGTTCCAGCAGTTGATGTGTTTGAGGTCTTCCACGACCTGCTACTGCTTTCACCAGAAGAAACCGGAGCAACAACTAGATTATAATCAGCTACTCCATTACCAGCAGTTGAGATTTGTCCCGCATAAAATCCACCTCCGTATGCATCACCAATGGCCAAGGGCGGGGAAGTTATTGTTCCTCCTTTTATAGTTGCTCCAATTAATGCCATTTTGCTTGTATTCTCCGATTTACGCAGCGATTCTGCTTATTTTATCTACAGATGTTTTTATCTTATATACCGATTGAATCGAAAAGTCTGGAACAACTTGAACTGGTCTCCAAAACTCCTTACCTGCATATTTATCCCAAACAGATTTTGGAAGAATAGAGGGACGTTCTTCCCATGTTACTTTTCTACGTAAAGTATGTAAATCTTTTAAATTCAATGCTTTGTCATAAATCTCGTTTTGATATTCCACATTATCAAAGTCATGATCAAAATATGGTTTATCTATAAATTCATAAATCTTTCGCATAGTATGCTCAGGCTCTCTACAGAGACCCTCATATTCCATCAAGAAGATCATATCTGGATTCAACAACAATCCTTCTTCTAAAAAGTAATATGGTTTAACTACCTGACCTTCCTTCTTAACATCCATCAGAGCATCACATCTAGTAGTAACAGTTTGATGCGCTTCCTCATCGGTTAAGGTGGCATTTCTACCATATAAGGAATTCTTTTTAGTGATTCTTTCAAATGAATCTAGAATCCATGGTATATCCCTGACACAACAAATGATCTTTGTCTTGGGAAATAACGTTTTAAGTAAAGAAGTACTTGCAGTCCATCCACGACAGGTATCAAATATTATTGATTGTTTTTCAGATTTAAAATAAGCCTCGAAGATATCTTGTAGTATTTGTATTCGTCTTTGTTCGTCTATAATCTGATTTACTTCACTATTTGTAATAATACTTAAAGTTGAATCTACTAAGCTCTTAACAGGTGAGGATATATCTGCATAGAAATCAGGGTTCTGTTTTAAGATTCCAGATAATAAAGTTGAACCGGATCTTGGTAGACCGGAGATAAAAAAGTATTCTTTCAAAGTGGTATCCATCCTATTGTTTCTTCATCCCATCTATAGGCCACTGTCCCACCATTAATGATTGCATCCGCGGGTCTTGGAAATGGTGCTGTCCATTCACCTATTTCTTCATTGAAAACCCAAGATGGAAAGGGGCGACGTGCTTCAATTTCAACTTGTTTTCTTTGTATAAAATCCTCTTCTGTTAGTACTTCTAATACTCCTGATACAGATAAATCTGCATCATCATCACAGGTGCCATAGTATTTAGGAGCACGCAAATAAGTACCATCGTGTGCTAGTTCTACGGGCCAGGTAGATTTATCTACCCAGTTCATTTGAAATCCCTTAATATTTGGCAAGGCGGGGCCTGTGCGCATTGGTTCTTGTGTGCATACAATTCTTGTTGCTGCATCTATTTCTGTAATACATATATGCATATTCTTTCCTTATGTTAATTGAATCAGTTCACACTACTTTCATCTTATGTTTAAATAGCAACTCTTCTAACGGCTCTGACCTTGAAGATGCTGGAGTCCTTACTGAAGCTGGCCTGTCTTCCGGTAGAGAAGTTCTGGAACCAAGCGAGGGTAGTTTGGGCCTCAGTACTAGACCAGTAAAGGCCCGAAAACGCTTGGGCGCCACCCGACTTAAAATTCGTAGCAGATGTTTGTGCTGGTGTGCCAGAGGTGTAGCCAGAGCCACGGCTAGGAACTGCATTGGTATTTGTGCCTGCACCTGTATTGTTTCCGTCCGTTGTAGGTTTAAGGTTGTAATAACATACTTCCAACTCATTTAAAGCAGGCATATACCAATCACTGAACCCACCAATCGTTAGCCCTTTACAGAATTGGGCCGCTGGATGAGATGCGTCATTCATATTGCTAGAATTTGTCGGCCCGTCAATCGCAGAACCTGTTCCAGCAGTCGATTCCCCTGAGGTCTGCCACTGCTTGCCACTTTCACCAGAAGCAACCGGAGCAACAACTAGATTATAATTAGCTACTCCATTACCAGCAGTAGATATTTGTCCTGCATAAAACCCACCTCCGTATGCATCACCTATGGACAGAGTAGATGTATAACTAATTACGGCACCTTGAATTACGCTTCCTTGTATAATTCTATCTGGCATTTATACTCCTATGTTTGCTCAACCCATTTCAATATATCCTCATTCCAGTAGTACGTCCACAGAGGAACGCAAACCGACTATCTTAGCACCGGTTATTTTGCCTCCCCGGACTACGTTAGTAGTACTCATGACATGTAACCTTCATCCTCAGATTGTTTTGTCTTTGTAAGATAGTTAAAATTTTTTCTTTGTTGCACGTCATCCGGAATCTGAAGTAGTAGATTTACTTCCTTCCATTGATCATCATTAAGCATCGGGCTAATCTCAAGTGCGGTTAGCCACATTAATCTTTCTAATCTTATTTTTTCGTAGGTTGAACTGAACCCTGCTCTTTTAATTAGTTCATCTGTTTTCATTAATTGAATTGGCTTCTACTGATATTCTACAATCTCGATCGTTATTCAAATTATTTAGTTCTTTATCATATGCCAGAAGTCTTTTGTTATCCAAACTAGTTTTTAATTCTTTTTTAGTTAGTTGAACGTCGTAGATTATTTGATAAATTATGGCATAATTCATTTTTTGTTTCT